GTCTTTCGGTTGTTTGTAAATGCACGATGAAATCGGATAGCATCAATAGCCGCATCCACATTCCACCCCATCGCTTCTGCCTCTTCCCTATTTTCGATCTTCTTGTAAAGCTCGTATGGGGTCAAACGGACACGCCTGACAAACTCCTCAAGGTTGCAAAAGTCGATCCTAATGTCGTCTGGAAAGAGTAGGTCGGAGAGGAATACGTGTTCTGGCATCCATCCAAGTGGACTATCCCACATTCCAATACCCTTTCCATACAACAACATTTCCTCAAGGTCTTGCTCTGTGTTGTAGAGGTATCCGGGCCATTCACGCAATGCTTGGTCAAAAGCAATGGAGATGTTTTCGGAATTAACCAGTCGTTCTTTTTCATTGCCGAATTTACTTTTGATTGTGCAGCAAGCCTGCCGCTCAGTAATGACATCGTAGTAACTGGACTTCTGGTTATCAACGATGAACCCAAGCTGTCCGTAGTTCACATCAGATTGCCAAGGAAGTCGTTTTTCTGCGAGTTTACTATATCCCGTAGGCGGGAACATCTTGTATGCCTTGTAGATACGGATTCTTTTATTCTCCCTGCCAATGTTGGCTAATCTTAAATTGTTAGCTATATTCCAGCAATGCGAGGCGTTGGAGATTCGCGTTTCTGGTGGCTTGCCATCTTGATCTAAAGTGGCAAGTGAAAAGTTGTCGGAGCCTATTGAGAGCATATATTTTTATCGTTTACGATAACGAGTTAAGCGCAGTTCTTCGCTTATTGCAAGAACTACATCCGCGAGCTTTATGCTCAAGTTGAGTTCCTAAAACCTTATCAGTAACCGCAGCTACCGTGTGAATAGCCTGAGCAATACGATCACCAAGTCCATCACTATACCAGCAACGATCACTTGGTTGACGCTGGCATATCTGATCTTCTATCATTTGCTCAATGTTATCTGGAAGATCAACTCCGTTTGAGCGGTAATCTTTTTTAACCCCAGCCATCAAGCTCGACCATGAATTCCCATAAACAATCGCTGGAAATGTTAGTTTGCCCCTCTTAATTTCATATTTAAAGTAGTAGCCACCGACTGGAGCGAGGTTCTTGTTTTTCAGTTTCATCTTGCTTTCTGACTGAAAATATATTTTCTTATTGATATGTCAAGAGTTTTTTCTACAAGCAAAGGGATTCAGAAGTATGGAATGAAGTTTTCCGAAAACATGGATGACTTGGGCATTGAACTTTACTGTTATGCAATATCCCGTGGTGACTATGGAAAAGATTACTGCGTTAAACATAATATTAACTTAAAAGATTTTAAGTTACTAACGCCAGCAGAACATTTTCTTAACGCAGTTAAACTACAATGGCCGACTGATGTTGCTATCTACAACCGAGGATATACCAATACACAGCTTCTAAGAACACTTGAAGAACTCTGTAACAATACAGATATTTGTTTGGCTGGCGCAGCTTCAATGGGAAAAAGTTTTCCAGTTGCACTTTGGATTTATTTGGATTGGTGTTCTGCCCCTCACTGCACATCATCTTGGGTTGCTACTACTACTCTCGGAGCTTCCGAGGATCGTATCTGGGGTATTATTTCTAAACTTTGGAAGTGTGCGCGGGTTCAAATCGGTAAGTTAATTGATTATCGCCACATGATTGTTTGGGGCGGCGCGTCCAACGATGAGGATAAAGATTATCGTAATGCGATAAAAGCTCTGGCCTTTCAATCCGGTAACGAGGGTCAAAAGGCTATTGATACTACCCGTGGTCGTAAGAATGATCGTGTTCGATTGGCACTTGATGAGTTGCCCGAAATGGAATTGGGAGCTATCACCGCTCGCGTCAACCTTTCAGCAAACGACGATGTTACATTTATTGGCATTGGAAACCCATCGGCGGGGGATAATCCTCATACTCGTTGGGCAATGCCAAAAGGTAAATCTAACTTCGATTCTGTAACCCCAGATATGATGGATTGGGAAACAGAAACTGGAATCTGCTTGTTCTACAATGGCATGAAGTCTCCTAACTTCGATGCTCGCCCAGATGAACCATCTCCATTCCCCTTCCTTATGGATCGGAAAAAACAAGAGATGATGCTCAAACAATGTTATGGCGACGAAAACGCTATTGACTATGTTCGTAACGCTATCGGTTGGTGGCCGAAGTCTGGGTTTATTCAGACTGTAATTACTTCTGATCTGATTCGTAATGCCGATACAAACGAAGAGCCGCTTTGGGATTCCGAAGGGTTTACTAAGGTAGCAGGCTTTGACACTTCATTTACGATTGGTGGCGATAGATGCGTTCTTACCATCGCTAAACTTGGATTCGTCCGTGGCACTCGTAATCGTGTTATGTGGCTTGAAAGTCAGAAAGTAATCCAACTATCCGCTAATGCCTCCGTGGAGTTTGAAATCCAACTGGCTACTGAAGTTGTTTCTTTGTGTAAGTCTGCTGGAGTTCAGCCTACTAAATTTGGTATGGATGTCTCTGGTGATGGTGGTCGAGTTGGTCAAGCTATCATTCGTGAGTGGCTTAGAACTGACTCTACAGGCGCGGCAATTGCCCTTATCTCCTCTATGGGTAAACCTACCGAAAGAATCGCAGCAGAGGTTGACAGGAGGCCGTGTAGCGATGTTTATGACCGTCTTGTATCTGAATACTACTACTCAGCCTATCATGCTTTTAAAAGCAGGGTTCTTTTTGGCGTTGATCCAAGTTCTGATTTAGCGCGGGAACTTTGCCTTCGCCGATACACGATTAAATCCAAAAAGATTGCTATTGAGACCAAGGATGATCTTAAAAAGAGAACAGGATACTCACCGGATTTAAGTGACAGTCTGATCTACGCACTCGAAATGGCGCGGCGCAATGGACTTGTATTTATCGGAAACGATAAACCAGTTCCAACTAACCGATTTTGGGCACGAGAAGAAGTATCAAATGATACCACTCCAGACGATGACTACGGATCAGACGATAACGGAGATTGGTAAGTAGCAGGAACGGTTACGCGCAACCTTTTCAGATGCTGGGCTCCAAAGGTTACGCCGCCTACCCCGTTATACAACGGATCGGTGACTCGGTAATATACCTCCCAACCTCGATGTGGCGTTCGACCGAGTATTCCCAATCCTTTAACGCTCATCAGTGCATTCTCATCTGCCTGCTAAAATGGAGGCCGGGTTAACTCGGCATTATCGGGAAGAGCGTTTAAAAGCGCGCCGACCTCATCCGCCGACCATATAAAATCAATCGAGAATACCTTCAAGTTCCAAGGTATTCGCTACTTCTTCTGGGACTACAATACGGATTACTTTCTCCCCGTCAATAAATCCAAGCGTTTCTTTTAGTCGAATATCGCTTTTCTTGATCCAGCAGGTATTGAACTTCTGTCGAAGTAGAATCTTAGTTGGGTTCTCGCTTACCTCAGTTCCCTCGCAGATGATGCGGGATTCAAACGTATTACTTGTAGTCATAAATTAAATATCCTAACTCTCTTGCCCATGCGGGATTATCGTGAATTTTTGTGTGACACACTCTACAGGTTGCCATAAACATTTCTAAATTGGAAAGATTTTTTCCTCTCTTCGCTTTGTGGTGAATATCTGTAGCTCCCGCACCGCATACCTCACAGTTGGGATGAGTAGTAAAGTATTTCTTCCTCGCTTCAGAATATTCTTTATTCAAAACCTTTCGTCTATCTGAAACAGGCTTTAACTTGCCACCCGTTTTTTTGAAACCTTTTTTTCTACTGAGCATTTATAGTAATCCGTTAGCTGTTGAAGTCCGATGGTGGCCAGTTCCAGTTCTTCGTAGCTGTCCCTGACTGACTCTGGGAATGGTTTACCTCGCTGGTGCATGGTGGTTGGACTGCCTGCTGAGTAGGGACTGACTCTGAGGTAGTATTTACCTTCTTGGATTTCGAGGAAGACGTGCATAGTGCGATTACTTTTTCAACCTGTTCTTTTTTTAGGATGCTTTTAGAGTTTACCTCAATCTGGTTGATGAGTGATCCAGTAACGCCGATCTTGTCTCCAAGCTCTCTCACAGTCAACCGTAACATCCTCCGTGTCTCACGCAATTGATTAGCAAAAGTCTTCCGTCCAAGAGAGCGAACTGTGCGTGATTGCTCGTAAGCACTCATGCAAGTTTCATAGGCGTCTTCTAACGGATGTTTCATTTGATAGGAAAATAAACCAAGAGTATTGACAAGTCAACACTTTTTTGTAAATTATCGGTAACGATAACCATTTTCGTAGCGTCACGAAAAAGGTGCTTGACATAGAATACAACCTGTAGTAGTTTTCAGTCGTGCGAGAAATCGTGCCGTCTGCGTGAAGAACAGACGAAAATTAGAAGTAATAAATTGAAACCAAAATATCACCCGCTCTTTAGTAGCTATTCTTCACCCGTCATTTCGCCGGACTTCTACTGCTAAGGAGGGGGTGGCCTTTTTAAAAATGAAATATAAAATAGAGCAATACGAGCGTTGTGAAACTACAAGCTCTGGATTGATTGAAGATCATTTGATTGGTATCACAAAACCATCAATAGATAGAATGCTAAGAATGGATAATGCTGGAGACTGCATTGCCCTTTACACTTTTTATTGCTACACTCGGAAGTGGCAAAAAAACACGATACCAAGAGCTACTTCGGAATATGCAATGGAAGGATTGAAGTGGGGTCGTGAAAGATTCTCAAAAGCCAAAAACAATTTATTGCAGCTTGGACTGATTGAGGATGTCCAAAGAATAGGAGAAAATGGTAGGGTTTTAGGATGGTATATCGGCGTTAAGTTTGCTCAAAACGCAACGCTTGGAACTTTCAATGTTGCTGAGATTCCAGACAACCACCCTACGGGTTTCCCACAGGGTGGACAAACCAGAGTGAGGGAAAACCGCATACAAATACCTATTACTAATATTAAAATACCTAATACTAATAAAGAAATACAAGAGGAAAGTTCGGCAATGGCCTCACATTCCTCAGTTGACCTAACTGATTTATTCCCGACTAACCCAAGTGAAGCTAACGCTTCGGGTTCGGCTAACGCCAAACTGAAATCTGCCGATGGCAAAGAAAAGGCCCCCCATTGCGCGGCCCCCCCACGAAATAAAAAATCGTCAGCAAACCAAATCGAAAAACCTACTGGCGTGAGCGAGCAAGTCTGGAATGACTTCATCGCTCATCGCAAGGCCAAACGCGCACCGCTATCACAGACTGCCTTGACTGTCATCGCCAAAGAAGCCGAGAAGGCTTCCGTAACTTTGGAGGAAGCATTGATTGTGTGCCTTACACGTGGGTGGCAGGGCTTCAATGCGGAGTGGATGAAAAAAACAACTGGATTCACCAAGCCAGAAAAATGGTGCAACATTTGATTATCGTTACCGATAAAATGAAAACGCAACTACAACTACAACTGCAAGACCCTAAGCAATCCTTGCCTTTATTCGATTATATCAAGTGTCCGCTACACAGATATACTTTCAAAATAAAAAACATTCGTGAATGGACTGAAAATAATTGTGATGGTAGAACTTTAAATTTATTTGCGGGTAGAACAAAATTGAAAATTGACGAAGTGCGAAATGATTTAGACCCTGAAGCATTGGCAGATTACAGATTGGATGCTGTTGAATTTTTGAGAACTTGGAAAGGTGAAAAATTTGATACAGTATTACTTGACCCGCCTTATGCTTTTCGTAAAAGCATGGAAATGTATAAGGGCATTAAATGCAGTCCCTTTAAACAAATGAAAGACGAAATTAAAAATGTATTAAAGAAAGGTGGCAAGGTAATAACTTTTGGATACCATTCAAATACGATGGGTGCAGGCAGAGGATTTAAAGTTGAAAAAATTGCTTTATTTTCTCATGGCGGGGCAATTCACGATACTATCGCATCTGTTGAGCGACACAACATTTAAAATACTTGGAGGAGAATAAATGAAAAAAGTCCCAATAGCACAAAAGAGTGAAGCGGCAGCATTGTCGTTAATCGCAATCGACAGAAACATACTTTCCCAACAAACATGGGATAGTGGTTATTTCGCCATAAACGCCAACAGGATCGTTTTTGATGCCCTCCAAGGGGTTCACCAGCGGACAGGGGTTTGTTGCCCGTTCTCGGCCATTGCTGAGTTGGAAGCGACTGGTCAATTAGAAGCAGCGGGTGGTGAGGATGGAGTTCACGAAATTCTATCCACGATGAAAGTAGTATCTGGTAAGGTTTGTCAGGACATGGCGGATGATTATCGGAAGCACCTACATCGCACAAAATCCTACCGAGATGTCATTACACTTTTTGAGAAGGAGGAACCAAGCCTGCGGACAGGTAAGACAAATTTGAAGGAATTATCGGAAACGATAATGAAGTGCGCTGAAGATCGGACGAGCAAAGTAAAACCAGTAAAAGACCTGATCATCGAAATCATTGATGAGATGGAAGGTAAGGCAGTAAAGGAATGCTTTACTACTGGATTACTGAAAGTAAATCGTGCGCTCAAGGGTGGAATGCACAAAGGGGAAATGATGACAGTAGCATCAGAGACGGGTGGTGGAAAATCAATCTATCTCGTCCAAGCTGCACTGGCAAATCTACAAGAAGGAAAGTCAGTTCTGTTCTTCAGCCTCGAAATGAAAGCGAAGGACATCCTGACTCGCATGGCTTGCAACTTGTCAGGCTACCCAATCAGAGAACCAGAGGACTACAAGAACGCCAATCAACATGAACTTGCCAAAATCAGTGCCGCATTGTTGGAATTACACCAGTTACCAATCGAAATCGTGGATGGAATAGCCGAAATTGACGAGATTGAGGCCCAAATCAACCGATACACCGGTGAAAAACGGGCAGATGTAATTGTCGTAGATTACCTGCAAATCATCTCATCTGACGGGGATGAGAACCGAGAAAGTCAAATTTCGGAGATTGCAAGGAGATTAAAACTGGCGGCACTGAAGAATAACTCGATAATGCTGACCGCTTCCCAACTAAACGACGATGGAAGACTGCGCGAATCACGGGCGATTGGAATGCACTCTGACCAAGTAGTGTATATCGAACATATTAAGGAGAAGAGTAGATTGACGATCAAGAAGAACCGCCGAGGGCAAAGAAACTATATGACAGAAATCAAGATGCGTGGTGACATCTCAAAACTTGAGGAGGTTTACTAATGACAACTGACCAAGCCTACGGAAAATCTATGAGGTTTTTCAAGTATGCACTGGACATCTGGGAGTCTGAAGACAAAGAAAGATATTGCATTGCAGAGAACTATTGGAATGAGGGAATGAAAATCTACGATGAGTATTTTTCTGAAACAAAAATATTGACACAGATACAAGATGTAGATAGGATGCTGCCATGAGTAAATTATTTTTTTACTTTAGTTTTTTAGCATACTTACATTTTCAACATTATAAAGACTGCATTATTCTAAACAAAAAACAAACTAAAGAATTGTGTGATTTTATTTATGAATCAAATCGTGAAGACAAAGAAAGACTATTAGAAATAATCAAATGAATAACAGACCAACACCAGAGACGGATGATGTAGCGCAGCCGTCAAGCCTGCTGCAATATGAGACTGTGGATGCAAACTTTGCTCGCAAGTTGGAGCGCGAGCGCGACGAGGCGCGGGAGTTGCGCGACAAACTCAAACAGCTTTTATCCGCAGACGCCGAGAATGTAGATGCCTATCTTGGCGTTTGCATAGAGCGCGACGAGGCGATGGAACAAGTCAAAGAACTAATTTATATCGCAGATCGCGCTATTGATTTGGCTGAAATAGACTTTGAGAATGACAAGTTCGGCGTCGTGTCTGAACTGAGGGATGGTTTAAAGAAAATAAAGGAGGAAACAAAATGAGCGAGAGACCAACACCAGAAACGGATGCTGTTCTGGCTCGGCTTGTTAAAAACAAAGCCGGAAATAGCTGCGATGCTGTCGTCATTCATCATGCTCGCAAACTGGAGCGAGAGCGCGACGAGGCGCGGGAGGATTTTAGGTTATTTAAACATGATAAAAAACACCTGTGCGATTCTCACCGAGACAAGAGGGGAAACTGCATGGTTTGCAGCATGGAGGAAGCAAAATGAGCGCTGATATTTATGATCTGCTTAAAATTGCGGCTGAGGAACTTATCGCTCAAAATACGCAATTGAAGAGCGAACGCGACGAGGCGAATAAAGAACTTCATAAACAGATTGTTCAGTTTGACGAATTGTTTGCAGAGGCAGAGAAAATCAGAATCGAGCGCGACGAGGCGAGGGAACGCATTGAAAGACAAAAATTGGAAATCGTTCGCTTGAATGGCGCAACGAACCATGCTGGAGGAACGCCGCTTAAAATCGCTTTGAAAGAACGCGACGATGCGAGGGAGGCACTTGAAAACGAAATGAAGTGGCATCATCGAACTCATACTGAATTAGTTCAGACTCAATGCAAGCTACTCGATATGGAAATGAAGTGTGACCAATTACAAGATGAAATCAAACGATTGAAGGTGATTTTAGATTTAATTAAAAAGGATGTATCATGATAAACTCAAGAGCTAAAGGAGCAAGAGGAGAAAGGCAATGGCGGGATCAACTCCGCGCTGAAGGCTATACTGCTAAACGAGGACAGCAATTTGCTGGAGGACAAGACTCACCAGATGTAGTCTGTGAGGAACTGAAGGGCAAACTCCACTTTGAAGTGAAGTGTGTTCAGAATTTGAATTTAGATAAGGCTTGCGAACAAGCAGAGCGGGATGCTAATGGCATTGCTTGGTGTGTGGCGCACAAGAAAAACAACAAGAACTGGAAGATCACAATCCCTGCCGACTTGTTCTTTAAACTACTCAGGGATGGAATCGATGGATTATGAAAATAGGACTATACTCAAATATCGCAGCAAAGAAAAAGTAGTTATAACAAGTTTAGTGAGTTTACAAAAAACTTATAAATGAAATGAAGATCAACGAAAAAATTACAGAAGGCAATGTTGACCAATATGACGCAAGGGTAGGGTGGAAGTATCCACTTAACTCTAAACAGATAAATAAAGCCTGCGAAGACTTCTTCAAGAAGCGTGGAATGAAACAATATACCATAACTGGTAAACTAAAGAAATGACTTGCCCGAAGTGTGAATCACCTACTGAAGTTATTAACAGTCGAAAGAAGGATGGCACAGTAGTAAGGAGAAGGCTTTGCTCATGCGGGGAAAGGTTCTCAACCAAAGAGGTAATTATTACTTCGAAAAGAGTTAGATTACCAGTAAAAGCACTCTCTATGACTAAATCAGTAGAAGGGCATTGGACGGTAAAAGTAGATGAAAACACGCCCGAATGGGCAAAGAGGATGCTAATAAACCTATGATACAATTCCTTTTTATTTATGCCAAAGAAGGTAAAGTAAAATGTTACATGGCAGATGAAATTCGCGGAAAGGAATCCCAAATTTCAATGCAAGGATGGACGCACACCGCCACTATTGATCCAGCAAGATGGATTGAAGCTATGGCAAATGGTCAACGCGATCCATCCGACATGTTAGATGAAATTCAATTTAAAAACCTATGAGTATCGTAAACGATAAAATGAGCGACACACCAGAGACGGATTCGGCGATAGTAGCTGCGGGAGGAGATTGGTCGTATTATCTCGGAAAATGCAGTCGCAAGCTAGAGCGCGAGCGCGACGATTTGCAAAAAGCCGTAAATGGTTTGTGCGAACACATTGGAGTAAGTCCAGCAAATACAACGCTACTTGCGGTTGAGGTTTTGAAAATAGAGCGCGAGCGCGACGAGGCAATAATAAAATACACTGGTCAAGCAAACGAATTTGAAAAGCAAAGAAATATAGCATTGGCAAAACTTGAGGAGGCGCGGGAGGCGTTTGTCATTGCTACCGACCAAATGGTTATAGCTCAATGCGAATTGAGGGAGGCGCGGGAGAGGGAGCGTGTAGCCATTACGTCGTGGGACGAAGAACGCCAACGAGCTTTAAGGGAGGGCAAGCGTGTTTTGGAGGAACGCGAGAACTTCAAGTCCATTGTCGATAAAGCCAATGAACTCATCGCTCGCTGGGATCAGCCATCGTGGAAAGACACTGCCCCGACTGCACGGTATATCAATGCCCTGCGCATTGCCGTTGAAGCCTACGAGAGACAGAAGCCATGAACTGGGACGAATACGGAATGAGTATAGCAGAGGTAGTTGCTAAGAAGAGCAAAGACCCGTGGAGGAAGGTAGGCGTAGTGATACTCAGAGAAGATCATTCAATAGCGTCAGTAGGCTATAACGGATTCCCTCAAGGTGTAGAAGAAGACTGGTCATCAAGAGAAGAAAGGTCAAAATTCGTAATCCACGCAGAACAGAATGCTCTCAGATATACTAAGCCGGGGGAAGGAAAGATACTAATCTCAACTACCCTACCATGTAGAGACTGCCTAAAGGCCATAGCCGCCTATAAGATAAAGAGAGTCCTCTACAAAGATGTTTACCATACCGATCCTATAGCACTGGAAATAGCAGAAAAAATGGGAGTCACACTAACTCAAATATGACAGACGAAATCATAATGATAGCATGGAGCATAGTAGTAGCCTGCTTCATCATAGAAACAAGAATCAAATGAAAGACTGTCACAAAGCATTCCTAAACTACTACCCGTGGCTAACGGACAAATACGAAGACTTCAACGTATGGTTGTTCTCACAAGAACTAATCTGTACCGTCTTCAGACAAGGATGGGCGGCAGCTAACGATTATCGTAAACGATAATGAAAACACAACTACAACTGGAATACGAACTGGAAGACGCAAAGCAATCTTTAGGAGTTGCACTTGAAGAACTGAATCATTGGAAAGAATCCCTAAAACTCATAGGAGAAACACCAGAACAAGTATATGAATCGTGGCGCACCCGCCATATCAAGATGTTCAAATACATTCGCCTCATGACAGCATGGCGCGGAAAATACAATATACTCTGCGAAAAATATCTTCAGAGAAAATGAATATACAATTGATAAACGGCGACTGCCTACAAGAGATCGACATAACCATACGACATAAACAAATGAAAAAAACTAACAAACAAGAAATAGAGGCAATAAAAAAACAAAAAGACGAAGCATTAGAAAAATGGAAGACAGAAAGAAGTTTCTACTGCTCCTCTCAAGACGAGGTGTTAAGACTCACATTTGAAAACAGATCGCTTCAACAAGAAAACGACTTGCTGCGCGACAGGCTACAAACCATCGCTTCAGTCCACTACGAGAATAAGAAGAAAAAAGAAAACTTTAAAAAGATGGAAAGTTATTACTCAAG